GCAGTGGTATCAACGCAGAGTACAACAAGGTACGGGGCGCGAATTTTTTTTTTTTTTTTTTTTTCTAATAAAAAACCTGAAAACAGTAAGAACAGTTACCAGGTATCGGTCTACACATAAGACACAATGATATCGCTTTTTAAGGCGCGGCAAGATTAAACTATAAAGCTAAGAACTAGGAACACTAGTTAGGAGGAGAAGATAATCATAAAGGACGATTGAAATGCGAAAGTAAAATTCGGGATTAGAAATCCGTAAAAACCTTTCTTTTAAGAAGAGAGCTACTGCCAATTCGTAAGAAGAGGCGGACATCCAATAAAATAAGAAAATTGAAAGTCATCTGCACATGCTCGAGTAATGCCATTCGCAACGTTGTTTCCAAAGGTGGAACCAGGGACATACATATTGAGAATAGTAGTCGGTTGAGAAATGTCAGTAGGAACATTTGCTGTAGCGGTAGAGTGGACGATAACCATAGAGGATTTCGTCTGACAGTAGTAAGGCACGCGAAAGAGAGCACCGCCGATACCGTTGTCAGAGACAGCGACACCAGCATTCATGCTAGGGGCATACGTTACAGAGGAAGCGTTCCAGGTCACCGAACCAGTAGCAGCATTATCCCACGCAGCAGCTGCTAAAACAGCCACATTAGTGGTATATGAAGTATAGGTAGGGTTAACTGAACCGCAGATAGAGAGGGGATAGGAGGCGGGGGTTTTTATTCCAACACGCATACTTCCCTTATAGAAAGCATACATTGGGGCAATGACGGAATACATGTCACCGCCGTTAGGAGGAGAAACAATAACACCGGTAGTGCCGTTGAGGGAAATAACTGAAGAAAACCAAGGCCAAATAGTGTAACCAGAACCAGTAGGCTGGGTGGTCATACGAATGACATGTTGGCGATTCAACAATTGTTTAACGCTAGCGAAAAGTTCACCCATGGAATGTAAACAATGAACCATGGAGTTCTTGGAGGTCCCCTGACCTCCGACCTTTTCGGAAACGATAAGTTCCTCTCCGGACTGTGGAGAAAAAGGATAGGCGATAGTATTGCCGGTACCACTGATAAAATTGCTACCAGGACCAGCGAGCTCAAAGTCATCTCCTGCACTCGCGTACACAAGAATGTTTACGGTTGAGGAAACAGAAGCAGGACCTTTGAGCTCATTTAACACCAAGAGATCAATCTGACCCGCGGCCTGCGCAATAGGAAGATAATTCGTCGCGCAATACCAGGGCAAAGTAAACTCAAACTCATTGCCAGTGCGGATATCAATAATTTCACGCAATGCAATGTTAGCAGTCGCCAAAGTGGGATGTTGAACAGTTCCGTAGCCTATAGGCGTGTAGGTCAACTGAAGTCGACCAGAATGAAAGTCGGTTTTAATAACCTTAAACTTGAGTTTAATAGAACCGCGCCAATAGGTAAAGAAATTGGAAAGATACCAAAACGGTGGACCCATGCTATAAGTAGCAGTATGAGCGGGCGTAGTCCCATAAGTAAGGGAACCTGACACATACATATTGCTCGGAGAAATAGGAAGGGTAAAAAGAGAAGTACCAGAAGTGGTGGTGAGAGTCCAGGGATTGGTAGTAGTACCAATATAGGCTTCAACACCGTAGAGAAAGCGAGAAGACATCTCATCCTCAGGACGAACGGAATTGATGTCCGTCATAAGGACAGCATTGTCATGCAAGAGACCCAAGGTAAACGAAGGATCATCTCCATCTGACGTAGCTGCGTACTTATTAAAAGCACGTGATACGTAGCCAGTTGATGAGTTATTAGGCGGCTTAGACCACCCAAAAACAGATGCAACTCCAGATGCAACTCTAAGGGCCCAAGAGAGGGGTTCAGTAACTGCAGAAATCATAGGAATACTTGACAATGCACTAGCTGCCTGAGACGCGAGCGAAAGAGCGGTAGTAACAGCTCCATGCTCCGAAACAGTCGCAGACTCGCGATTGACAGAAGCGTTCTTAAACTTCTTAAGTTTAGTACCACCTCCTGCTTGGGGAACGGTTGGTCCAACCAATTCAAAGTTCTTGAAGTAAAAATAAATCGAAGTATCAACTTCGACGACTCCAGCATCACCAGTAGCCATCAAAGGAGAAAGAACAGAGAGAAAGAAAGTGCCCCAGTCGTAGTATTCACTAGTTGCACCTTCAGTAGGTTGAACGGCCTTGCACCAATTCGTTGGAGCCACGTACGGGATTTCCAAAACACACTCAGTGTCTCGGCAATCTAATTCAATACCTGGTTGCATAGACTTGGTAGTAAGGCTAGCGTTGTGCATTGGGCCGAAACTCGAATCGGCCGCAACGCGTTGAACGTAGTTCGGAAGAAAATGTAGGAGCAGACGGCCTTGTTGAAATGGCATCGCGTTTATTTTCACATGACAAACTATTGTACCTCGATACAGAGCAAAACCCTGCACCTTGTTCTTGAAGTACGAATTTAGGGAAGTAATCAAATCGTTGACATTAATTTGCGAGCCAGTGATAATTGTGTTGGCTGCGAGGGACGTAGTCCAACTCACATCAGCAGCGAAAAAGGGCTTGCTCATAAAGTCTTCAATAGAAGTTTCCTGTGACCGAAGTAGATCCATGGTTCCCATACTTGAGAACATGTTCATGGCAGTACATCCATCTTCAGTCATTGTAGTAGAAGGCAGCTCACAGCATGACTTCTCCTCTTCGGCGCCCCGGTCGGATGTCTCTCCAACCTGGGGTTGTGCCGGGCGATCTAGCTTCTCCCATCCTGCGGCAATCAATGCAGGGGGAGCTTTGGTGACGGAGTTCTCTCTCCGAGTGTTGGTTACATTCACTTGACTTGTAGTGACTCTGTATCCTTGTCCTGAAACACCATGGACCGTTGGTACCCACCAGTTGCTTATCGTATTACCCATAATCAAAATTGGTTTGTTTACAATTACTGCTGTAACTAACAGGATCATCAAAAATATAAAACAATGGTACAACTTATTTTGCTTCCTTGTAATCGGAAGGTTCTGGCGTCACTGATAAAACGCGTCGGTATGAGTTAACTCATCCCGCGCGTTATCAAAGGTAAGCTCTGGAAAGCGTAAATTCAACTTGGCCGCAGCAGCAGGCTTAAGTCGCAACTCGACTTTTTCGTGGAACAGCCCATAGGGATGTTGGGAATATTCTTTGATAGCACTTCGAAGATTCCTTTCATAGTCCCCAGGTCTGGCACTTTGCCTGATCCAGTTTACCATTTCATCAATCGATATCACATTGAGCGGAGACAACCAAATGCCTCGTGCCTTGTCATAAACAAAACCTCGCTGTAATAAATCAATCTCAGAAAGACGTTCGTACTCATGGGTAGAAGTTGTTTTCTTAGTGTTCGTATAATTCATTTTATAATGCGAGAAACTCGCCTTCAAATCTGAAAAATTAAAGAACTTCTTGGGTCCGACAGATATAACATTGTCGTCTCCAAAAGTAAAGAAACCATTGTCCTGTTCGATCTCATCGAAAGGAACATCTCCCCATCTCTCATAAGAGAGGTGACCACCTTTGGGCTTAAGGTAGTGGTCATAACCCGCATAACGGCTGACAATCTGATTTCCTACAGAGCCAGCTTGGGATGTCAAAGTCCCTCCAGATGTCAAAGACCCAAACCATTCGATTATAAAAGCCTTCAGGCGACCAGGTTTTAAACAACGCAAATATGCGCTGACATAGTCATCCCGTGAGGCAATCTCATCAAAATAGTTGGTCTTGAGTACAGCGGGCAGATTGATCTCAGAAAGAAATTCCTCAACGAGGATCTTCTGATCTTCTTCTGCGGCTGCGCGAAAATCATCTTCACTTACCAATTTCCACCAATCATCTCTCGTAACGACAAGATGCTTGGTATTGGCTAAGATCTCAATGATAGTTCGCCTGGCGACTCTATCTTCGGCGGTAGAATTGAAATAGTACTGCTCGATAATCTCAAGCAATTCAAACCACAACACCGTGGGAAAATTTCCATCCCAAGCCGAATGATCTCCGGCAATCATACGATCGCCGTAGGAAAGTAGCTTCTCTGCTAAAATACTCCAGTCTTGCGAATAGGGGTTTATCCCTACAAGCACTCCATGAGAAATCTTAGTTTGATGCATATACTTCATCCAATCACCAAAAAACTCTCGAGTTAATATGGTGAGATCAATCGGTTCGGCTTCTGTTGATCTAGTAGAAAAAGATTCAACCTTAGCTTTTGGACGTGTTTCATCCTTCAAATTGGTGACAAAAACAAAACCAGGGTCTATACCCTGTTTAAGCTTTTCACGCTTGTCAGCAAGAACACGAAATAGTTCTTGACATGCAGGACTAGAATAATCATAGTCGTCATGTCCAAGAAAATCTCGCTTCTTCTTTCGGTCATACCTTAAATTCCAAGGATAACCAGCAGACGTAGAACGCGTGATTGGATTAAACTCCAAATCACCTTCAATAGCATGAAACTGATCCCAAACAAGAGGAACAGGTCCGGGATCGTCCATCGCCCTCACTGAATAAATCTTTTTCGCAGTTTGCAAAGTAGCCTGACGCAATAGCTTACTATTGAACGCTAGACGAGGATTACAATTCTTTGAAATCGACTTTTCCAGGGGCGAGACGAACACGCCATCTAGGAGTCCGGGTGTCAGACGAGCAGGTGCGGTCTGAACTTCCCCCATGATTCCATGTAATGGGGCAGTAGTAATGCCAGTTCGGTGTGCCTGAGATATAGGCAACGCAGGGCCCAGACAGCTGGTATAATGAACAAAACCAGCCTGGGGCAGGGTTGGGGGTGGGACGTACTCATCAGAGCCTCCATGCACCTCCAAACTCTCAGTAACTCCTTCTTCAAAGTAACGCAAAGCAAATTCGCAGTCTTCTCGGACTAAAGGGAGAGCGTGTCCCTTAAGGACAGAATCTCCGGCAGCATGAAAACCGCATAACCAAGGCTTCTTGACACGAGTGTCAGTCACAAAGACCGGACTTCCACATTCACCATGGAGCGTACTAATAGAATAAGTTATCATTCTAATACCGATATAATCTGCATACGCGACGTTCTTAGTGACTTCCATGATAGATCCTTCAAGATCATAACCTCCAGATGGATTCTTACGCATAAGAGCCCCGTTAAAATTGCCGTCCCAAAACGGCTCCTTTTCTGAAGGAATGAAATCAAGAATGTTCTTCATTCGTGGGCAAGCCACCGGCAATCGACAGAACATAAGATCTTCATTACAACCCGTCCACAAGAAATTCTTGCGGCCATTGTCCTCATTAAGCTCCCTCCATAACACCTCAAAAAACCAGGGTTTAGGAGTTCCGGAGTCTCTAGTAAAACGCATCACCAGATTTGGATATGACTCCGCAAAAGAAGGCAAAGCGCCCTGGGGACTAAGAACACGATCTCGATAGTGAGAAGGCATAGAAGCCACACGACCACCATAGAAAATAGCACCACCAAATGTCGGTCCGACCTGAACACTCTGCTCATCTTCATGAGTAAGAGTGTCATCGTAAAGCTGAGTTCGCAGAGTCACAATAAATTTAGACTTGCGATCAACAACGCGACATATGTCGTGGGTGTTCTGAGAGATACAAGAAGCTTGAGCGTCCACAAAAGGAGGATGGATAGTCCACTTGGCAGCGGGTTGTCTTTGCACAGACTTGTTCGCATGCTTAGCAACGATATGCTTGGCATGATAAGCCTGATCTTCAGTAATGATAGAAGGTTTAACAAAGTGCCAGATTAACATAGCACTAGTAAGCCCCAGCAAAACAGAAGAGACAACGGGAGACTTGGTAATGGCATCGATAACGCCACGAAGTCCCTCGGCAAGCCTAGTGGTAAAGGGTCGAACAGCACGGTTAAAATAAATTTCCCGAACCATCAAACACTGATCCCAATACGGCAACTGACGCCGAGCTTCAATAGGACAGCACTCCAAGAGCTTATGATAGGGAATAGAGAGAACACGACTGAACTCTTCAGTTTCCGCCACATCATACTTAGTATCATCAGGGGGAGTGAAATCGGATAACCCAGTTCCAT